CAAAACTTAATACTTTTTTCTCCCATGTATCGGCACTTGATATTGTGTATGCCTGCGATATTGACCTACTGTTATCTCTATCTTCTAATTCTAAAGTGTATTGTCCTGTCTTTGCAGATTTTACCCAAAATGCTATTGTAACTTTTTCAGCAGAAGATGTACCTTTTTTAAGTAATTGTAAATCTTGTCCTTCAAATCTATAATGCAGTGCATGAAATGCAGCCGCACCTAAACTTCCATTTGCTGTCGTATTATCTAATTTTAAAGACTTTACAAAACCAGAACCTGTTGGAGCATCTGTTGCTTGGGATTGTGTATAAGTTCCAGCAGTACCTATTGCCATTCGGATTCTGTCAACTGTATTATATGCATCAGTAGCAGAAATACTTGCAACACTTGTTGACCTTTGGGATACTGCCATATCACCATTTATAATAAGTGGTTTTACATTAGGTCTTAAAGGGGTAGGTATAGCATCGGTTGCTAGTTTTGCTAATGTAACTTGTGCATCTCCAATGTGTGCTGTATCTATAGAGCCATCAGTATAATGCTCTGAGTTTATTGCATCATCTGCAATCAAAGCAGAGGTAATAGCATCATCTGCAATTTTTGCTGTACTGATTGCGTCATCTGCTATAGTCAAGGCTCCAGTATCAGCTAGAGTTGCATCGCCTGATATTACGTTGTCAATGTATTTGCTTGTGCCTGTATCGTATAACAAGATAGAACCATCAGCAGGTGAGGTAATATTGGTATCACTTAGACCTGCTAGGGTAGAGCCAGTTATATCATCAAAAGAACTGCCATTATAAACTTTTAAAATATTAGAGGTGGTATTAAATACCAAATCACCAGCATCATTATCAGAGCCGGGGTCGCTGCTTGCCACACGATACCTTGCGGCAAAACTATTAACACCTGCTATGTTCGAAGCGGTTGTATTGACGTTTGCTATTGAACCTGCAACAGAAGCAATATTACTTACTACACCTGATGCACCTAATGTTGCCATATTGGTTACATTGTCAGAAGTTGCTAGTATGTTTAAATCTGCAACTATAGCAGATGTCGCCAACGTATTTAAGTCAGACACTATGTCAGAGGTTGCCAAGGTATTAATATCAGCAACTATGTCAGACGTTGCCAGCGTAGCTAAATCAGCCACCACATCAGCCGTTCCTAATATATCAAGGTCGGTAACAATGGCACTGGTTGCCAGTGTGTTTAAATCTGATACAAAATCAGATGTAATCAAACTAGCTTTAGCTGCCACACTTGAAACATTACTTGATATTCCTGCCACAGTTGTTACATTAGCTTGAATTCCTGCAACAGTTGTTACATTTGCTGATATACCAGCCACAGTAGTTATGTTGTCTGTAATTCCTGCCAGCGTTGATAAATTAGTTGCTGTCAAAGACACGGCTGGATTACCGTCTGAATCAAACTCAAGTATTTTGCTTGCTCTAGTTGCTTTGGCAGGCAAGGTCATATCAGTCGTTCCTGAGATACCCTCTGTTACCGGTGCTTTCATATTTCTACTGTTTTCTTCTGATAACTGTTGAGCAAATATCACAAGAGAATCTAAATCTGTGTTTAAAGCTGCGGCTGTTAGTGAGCCAGAAGTAACAAAATCTGTGGTACGAGCCAATGCTCTAGCTCCTACCAGTGTAATTGTGTCGCTGCCTGATGCAGCACTGGATAATGTAACACTGCCTTGTCCAGTTGAAGATGAAAGCGTAACAGAATAATCAGATGTTTCCGTTAATTTTGATGTATTTTTATAAACAGCAATGTCGCTTGTAGCAAGACAAGCAAACGTAAATGAATACGGTCCTGTGCCTGCTGACCCCGTGTAAACGGCTCTCCTTGTTACTGCTGCTATACTATAATCTGGCATTACTTCCTCCTAATTAATTGCATTATACCTAATCTCTCGGTGGTTTCCATTCAAAAATATTTTCCCATTTTGGTGGTCTTTTAAATTCAAAACCGGGACCTATGTAAATTCCTCTATGTTCTTTATATAGTCTTTGCTCACGCCTTCTCATTTTTTCATTATATTTTGGGTCAACATGTTGGCGTATATTGTCAAATATTAATGAGTTTGACATAGCTCTTGTATACCAAAGATTGTTGTATGGCGTATATTTAGCAAGAAATTGAGTTACGTCTGCTGGCAATTTGTCTAAAGAATTTTTGTTTCTATATAACCCATCATGCAAAGGTCTAAAAGTAATTCTAAAGATGTCATCAAATAAACCATATACCGGACCTGCAATTCCTGCCATGGTGCTTCTTCCATACTGACTAGTGTCTTGTAAAATTACGTCAGCAAAAAAACCTAACCCTCCTCCATACATCATACCTTTTGTTAAAGTAGCTGTGTTCATTACCGCAGGGTCTTCACCTTTTAATAAGTTTCGTATTTGATACAACAGTGTTCCCATAAGAGTAGTAAATACTAAAAGACCTGCAGGGTAGCCAACTCTAGCTGCGTGGCTAGGATGGGTTAACATAACATTAGCTGTTCTAGCTAGCTGTGTATACATAATAGTCATAGGAAAGTTTTTAAACAGCCAAAATGAGCGAAAAGATTCTCCTGCTAATGTGCCTGCTCTGGTTCCTTGCATCATAAACGCACGACTTCTAGCCATGACCGTAGGCACTGCTGCTTCTGTTTCAGCAAACATGTAAGCATAAAATTTATGACGGACTGTTTCATCTTCAATATCACCAATTCTTAAATACTTTACTTTTTTATCATATCTTGATTGATATAATTTTTGTTTTGATAAAACTGCATGGTCTTGTTTAGTAATTCCATACCGTTTATACATAAACAAAGCATTTTTATCTAATTGGTCGTATGGTGTTTGAGCAATATTTCTTAAATGAAATTGAAATTCGTATTTAAAAGCTGTTCTTGATGCTGCTGTTCCGGGTGCTAGTAAACTTACTTTCATTAGTTTGTTAGCTGCCCAAGACAAATAACCATTTTCAAATTTTTCTCCTGCAAAACGACCAGAGTTTTTTAATTCTTCTCCTATTTCGTGTGCAACAACTCTTGCCTCTCTTGCTAACGCTTTGGTGTTTTTACTATTAGCTAAAAATTTGACGTAACTGCCAACAGTTTTTGTAGCAGGCATGCCGCTAATTAATCTTGTTAAAGCACCATAACTTAAATCTGCTAATGTCATAATATAAGCACTACCTAATTGTGCTGTTACTAACAATGCTCTAAGTTCGCTCATTGCTCCTGCTGCTTTATGACCTTTGCGTGCAAATTCTGCTCCTGATAAATGGTCAAACATACGTGAAAATTTTTCTTTTTGCCCAACTTTAAGACCTGCTCTAGCATCAAAATCTGTAGCAAATCTTTCTAATCGTTTTGCATTTCGCACAACATTTGGACCAAATATACGCAACATTGATATTTCCATACTGGCATGATTCATGTAATCATCAAGTAAATGTAAAATATCTTTGCCATATTTTTTATTATAGTTTAAAAAAGAATCTGCATCTTTAAAAAATAATTTTCTGCTGTGTGCATTTTTTAAAGTAAGTTTAAAACTTTCGTCAACATTGGCAAACGCTGATTTAGTATCACCAAGCACAATGTTGTCGTAAATTTCACTTAATCTAGCTTTCATCAATTCATCAAAGTTAACATCTTCTGGGTCAATGTCTAACAACTTACCAGTTTTTTCTAAATCTAAAGCAGGAAAGATTTCATCTACCCACACATTTTTTTGAGTTTGTCCAACTTTGTAACCTACATGAATTTGTGGAAAAAAATTATCTAACTTATTCCATGTCATACCATACTTAGTAGCAACCTCGTGTATATCATCAAACATTAAAGTAATTTGTTTTGCTAACATACTTGCTGCACTATCACCTGTACTTTCTCCGTAAATTTCACGTATAATATTATGACCATGAAACTTATTAATTTTTTTAATGTCCATTGTGTGTAATTCAGGTATATCTAAACGGTTCATAAAATCTTGACGGGTAGCTCTTTGCATTGAGGTTATATTTCCAGAAATAACATCCCTACCATAACTAACTTCAAGCACATCAGTAATTATTTCTTGCATACTTTGCCTTGTCTTAACTAATCCAAGCGTTCTTTTTAAACGTCTTTTTGGAACGTTGGCATATTGTTTCATTACAGCGTTTAATAAATTTACAAGAGCTAGGTCATCTAATATTTGAGCATTTCTTTCGTCAGCATTTTTACTTAAACTTTTTAAATAATCATCTTTATTTAAAAAATCACGTAGCCCTGATTTAAAACCTGTTAAAGTTGACATAAACCATTTTTCATCTGCATCATTTGTTTTTATTTTTTTAAAATTATTAGCTAATTCTTCAGCATTTTTTAATAAAGTTTCAGCATTGATATCTCCAATACGCAATGACCACTCACCATTTTCAGCAGTGTATTTTAAAAGCTGATTGTTAACGATAGAGTTATGTAAATCCACGCTATAGTTGTGATACCTCATTAAACCCTGTAAAGTTCGTTTTTGATTAGTTGTTAATTTTTCTCCTTCTGCTAATAATTTTTTTTCAATTTCTTGTATTGCTTTATTAAAATCTGTTATGGGTTGTTTGACAGTATGAATTTGTGGTTGGTATTTTTTATTAAAATTTATTTCATTTGCTTCTTTTGCTAATTTTTTAAAGTGTAAAACTAACTCATCGGCAGTCATATTTTTAACAATGGTTTCGTTTAAACCACTGTTTTTAACATCATTTACCATATGTTCAATCGCCTGTATGGTAGCAGCATCTCCTTTCATAATGTTCCTAACTAAAACTCTAGCTCCCTCACCAAGCAAAGCAACGCCACCACCACCTATAGCACCTGTAATCCAAGCTAACTCTAATCTTTTATTAAGTTGTTCTTCGGTAAAATTTAGATTATCTGGGTTAATACCAAACTCTTGGAGTTCGTTTCGTATTGCTGGATTTGTTAAACGCAAATCAATTTTCTCCATCAGTTTTCTAGTTGTAGATTGCTGTGTGCCTTCTATAATTGTAGCTCCTATAGCTCCTTCCCCAACCCATGCGGCTGTTCTTAATAAAGCATTGCCCAACATACCTATTGGTAAAGCTATCAAAGGAATGCTAGCCATATATAAAAGAGTTGGTGTATCTGTAAGCTGTGCAGCAGAACGTCCCATAAAATCTACAAAACCACTTTTGTAATCATTGTTTTCTAAAAGACTGTTGGCATAAGCATTGTTAATTGCTTCATCAGCTAAAAGATTATCTAATTCTTCATCGCTGGTTACAAAACGTTCAACAAAAGGGTCGTTTTTATATAAAGGATTGTTTTTTATTTGATACATCTTATCATAAAAAGCATGTTTTGCTTTTGTTTCTAAATATTCTCTACCATCCATGCCCGCATCTAATCCCATCTGTGTTATTTTAGATTGTGCCGTTGGACCATGTTGTGTAATAAATTGGTCTAAAGCATCATGAGGGTGTAATATAGTTTCGCCTGTTAAATCTTCAACAATTTTAATTTGTTCTTTATAAATTTCATGTGTGTCATCATGTATGTTGTCAAAAAGAAAACGTTTTTGGTCTGCATATACTATGTCGTATTCTTCTTTTGCACTTAAAGGGATATCTAATTTATCAAATCTTGTAAGTTCTTCTGGTTCAATAAAAAACGTCATTCATTCTCTCCAAAAAAATCTTGAAATTTAGTACCAAACTCCATAGCACCAAAACTCGTTCCGCCCAAACGTTCTATTTCTTTTGCACGTTGATACACTTCATACATGTTGCCGACCATGCCTGTAGTGTCTTGGTCCGCATCATATACAAACCGGTCGCCAGTAGGACTAACTAAAATATCTCCCGGTCTTGGATTTCTAAGTAAAAATCTTCTGGTATATGTAGCTTCTTTTATTGTACCGGGTCCTAAGTTAACATAACCTTTTTCTATTAAAACATCATCATCAACAATAACCCCACTTACAAATTGTAAATTTGGTTCTACATATTTTTTATAATCATATGTCAGAGCTTTTAAATCAATCATAACCTCAACTGGTCTGCCGTTAATATCTATCGTTAAAACTTTATCTGCATCTCTAAAAGTAAAAAAATCAGAATTACCTTTTGCATTTTTTACTACAAAATCTCTAGCGTGTTCTGCTTTAAAATTAATTTCTTTTGCTCCGGGTTCAATTTGTGTTAGCCATTGTTCATGCGTTATTTTACCCATCAATGGTGCATATATTGTACTTACACCACCTTCTAATTTTTTAATCCTGTTATCGGTAGGGTCAATATAATAAAAATAATTTTCCATAAATGGAGTGTCCATCATACTAAATGCTTCATTCATAGAATCAAAACCAACAGGCACATCAGAAAAAACATCAGCTCTATCTGCTTCTCGCAAATGAATTATGGAATCCATACTACCTATATTTCCATAACCATTGATTTGCTCTTGAGTTCTTGTATCTTCTTTATAACCAGTTAACGCTTTAAATGCGTTTTTTATTAAATCATCATCGGTTACATCATCTCCATAAGCAATACTTTGG